ACTTCTCCGCGTCATTATACCCCTCGTTGTTTTTAATAACAAGTTGGTACTTCTTAAACTCTTTTCCAGCTTTGGTTACTCCTGACTGGTCTGTAAATTCTACTACGTTTCCTGTAATTTCCATTTTTAAAGTGTGTTTATGTAGTTATTAATTTCGGTTACTCTGTTTTTAATTTGCTCTATTGCTTCTTCGTCCCGGTCAACCCTGAAAGTTTTGATTCTCATAGCTTTAGAGTGTCGCGTGAAGGTCATATTTTGAACTAAGTCGGTGTATTGCTTCTGGCTTAATTCGTGCATACCAAATCGGTAAGCCATACTTCTGGCCTCTGAGCTTATAAGGTGGTCTGGCGTGTCCATTAAACAGTAATCTAAGTAGCTTACTTCTTTGTCTGTTAACCACATATAGCCCTGAAGCTGCCAGTAGTAATCTTTGTTCGGCACTTCTGTTTGGTATAGTGGAAACGTCCCTACGTCCCAGCTACATTTAATGTCTCTTACCGAGTCCTTTAAGATAACGTCTGGCGTTCCTTTTATAAAGTCATTAGTAAAGTAGTCTTCGTTCTTTACCACCTTACCGAGGTCGTAGAAACTGGCTACTAAGTCTATAGCTTCGTCTTCCATTATATTACCCTTATCGGTGTACTTGTTGGAAAACATAGACCGAACCCCGTAGAGTTCTTCTTTTAGTACCTTCTGAACGTAGGTCTGGCACGTCTTAGATAGTTCGCCTTTCTTTCTACTGTTGGTCATTACCTGACCTATTGCGCTTGCTCTAATTTTCATATCTCGTCTTTGTGTTTTAAAAGATTATCAAAAAAACTATCTACAATTTGGTCGCAGATAGGGTTGTCAAATTCTTCGTCAGTTACAAAGGCTTTTGATTCTTTTTCAGTCATCCAAGCCTCAGGCATAAATGGATAACCGCCTAACCCTATTGCCATATGGAATCGCATCCTTGAATATTGAACGGTCATTTTTTCAAAAGTTGAGTTATCTAACCAAAGTTGTAATCGCCTATGAACTTCGCGGCATATTTCTTGGTATCGTTCTTCTTTCATAGTACGGCTTCCATTAAAAGTTGTTCGTTTTCTTTCGTCAAGTTCCACGCCTCCTTAATCTTAGACATTTGCCCTGCACCTTTCAGGTAGTTAATAGCTTCTTTCCATTCGTTAATAGAAGGAGTTAAGTCTTTCTTTTCGTAGGTCTTAGGCGTTTCTTTTGGTGTAACCTTTACTTTCTTAGGCTTGGCTTTAGTTGGTGCGCCTCCTGCGTCCGTGTCCTTATCCGTTACAATACCCAGCATAGAGGAAAGGGCGTAGCGTCTGTAATAGGTAATCTTAGAGCCGTCTACTTGGAACTTATTCATTCCTTTAAGCTCAACGTCTGAAGGCATAAGGGTAGAGCTGGTTAACTGCTCACCGCTTTCTACGTGGAAAATAATAGTCTGAATGGTGTCAAGGTCCACGGGTTGGGTAAAGCCTAAACCGTGCTTAGCTAAAAGTGGGTTAATGGTCTTTAAGATAGTAGGTAGGTCGGCATAAGAATAGCCGTAGCCCTGCGTACCTTTGTGTATTATCGGGCATTCCTGCTGAAATGCTGCTAATGCTTTAAATAAGTTCTTCATAGTTAGTTAAAGTTAAGATTATTTGTAGTCGTTAATAATGGTAAAAAAGTCATTCCAGAGCTTATACTCTTCTAAGTCCGTAGCCCCTGCCAGCTTACAGTAATTAAGCCCGGTCTGAACTTGGTCTATTGTCGTGCTGCTCATTAATATTTTTTTTGCGTGGTCTTTCAAGTATTGCGTTGATACGTTCGATGCATTCGCGCTGCTCTTTAAGCAGTTGTTGTAGTGTAGTAAGTTTTTTAAGTTCATCCTTCATAGTTTATACCGCGTTCTTTTAGTAGTTTATGTGCGCATTTGTAAATTTTGTCCGCGTCTATTCTTCGACCCGTGCGGTAAGTGGTCAGGCAGTCTATTACTGTGCTTCTGGAGTAGCCAGTATCTTCGGCTATTCGCTTAATACCTTGGTAGGGTAGAAGGCTTTTTATACGTTGTAATTGTTTGTCCGTCATAGTGCTAATCTTTTTACGTTTCTAAATAGTCTTCCTGCTGCTGCATTAGAATCTCTCCAGCTATCTATTAAGGTCATATCGTTAACGGTGGCGGTGTAGTGTTTACCATAATAGCTTATGGTTACTTTGTAGTGACCGTGTCCCGATTGTCTAACTAATCGTATTTTATCTGAGTAATTCATTTTACTTGTTTTGGTTATAGCGACAAATATATACTAAAGTTTTGACGTGGCAACAAAAAGAAAGAAGTTTTTTAAGTTACGTTTGTTCTTACGGCACTTACGTTTGTTCTTACAGAACTTACAGAAAGGTATTAGTTAGCCGAAAAGCCGTAGCCGTCTTGGTTGGCTGAAAAGAACTCTTCGCAGTTAGCGGCAGCGTTAAAAATAACGTCCTGAGTGTCTTCGATTTGGCGGACCAAATAAAGAAGATAGAAAAGCCCTGCAAGTATTACAAGCTGAAGCATCATTAGAACCATTACCAGAACTATTAATAGGTTCATAGCTCCATTAACTCATTAATACAAGTATGTCCTCCGATAACTACCGCGCAGCCTATCGCTGGTTTTTTGCCACGTTTAGCATAGGCGAAGGCGTAGCGGTCAAAGTCGATACCACACCCTATCTGGGAGCCAAATACTTTAAAGTTCTGACCTACGTACCACTCCGTATAACATTGGGTATGTAAGTGGCCCTGAATAGTGCTTTGCATATCTGCCCTACATTTAGTTCGAGCCGTTCCACCTTCACCGTGTACGTACTGCACACCGTCATATACCACTCTATCTACAAAGTTCCACGTTGGGGCGTTTAGTACTTCGTTAAATGTCTTAATCCACGCCTTCGGTATGCCTCCACTAAATGCTTTTCTACTTATTATCCTATCGTGATTGCCTATTGTAACGTCTGCCACCGGGAATACTTCCACCCACCTTTGTAGTCTATCTATTGCAAGCTCTAACTCGTCTTTACCCCCGTACCCGTCTGGGTCTTGTTCGTGAAAGCTGGAGTAATGGCTATCTATAACGTCACCTATAAAGACTACTTGGTTACAGTTGTGTCTTTGATAGGTGTCTATACAGAAGTCTAAGTAACCGTCTAAGCAGAAGGGTTCGTGTAGGTCGCCTATTACCAGTATTCGCCTTTCGTCCCTTGTTAAGTTTTGATAGGCCGCTAACTTATTACCGCGAAGACGTGGCCTCTGTTCAGTCATTAATTTTAAACCTTGCTTGGTCGCAAAATTTGCGGTCAATCTCACGCATTTTTAAAAGCCTTGTTCTCCAGCGGTCCTTAATACCTTTCTTATCTTCTTCGGTCATAGAAAGCCCGTAGGTAGCCGCGCAGTCTTTCGCGTTTTCGTGTAGAATTTCGTCTATTGCTTCGCGTTTCGTCATCTTAGTAGTTGAATAATTAATACGGCTTCGGCTGCTACTGCCACGCCCAGACCTATATGTAAAAAAGTGTTCTTTAGTTTCCGTTTACGGGCGGCCTTTTTGTGGCACTCTATAACCTCTGTAAGATTAGTCTCTATGCTATCCTTCTGGGCTATTTTAAGCCGTTCTAAGGTTAGTTCTTTGTCCTTTAGGCTTACTATACTATCCAAGCGCGTTAACTGCTTAGATTGAATCTTTGAAGTCTGGCGTAATTCGCTAAGATACGAGAACGAAAATAGCACTATATCAAATTGGTGCTTAGTTATTCCGACTAAGGTATCTTCTGCGTATGGAATCAATACGGGCCGCTTCGTTTGCGAAAAAGTCAGACTTACCAGCAAAAGGAAGTAAGCTAATAGAATCCACTTTAATAACTGTCTGAACATATACCTGTCTTTTGAGTTCTTCAAGTTGGCAGTTTTCGGCTTGTAAGTTAACTACTTTTCTTTGTAGTCCTTTTATGTCAAGTTCGTAGGCTTCTATCTTCTGTTTACTTACTCGTATTCTTTCGGCTTGCAGTAAGCCCAGTTCCTGAGTCTGGCAAAGCCTACCCCCTACCGCTATTATTACCAGAAGGCAAAGCCCAACGGTTAATAGTAGTATGCGTTCACACCTCCCCAAGCCACAAAGCCGCCTCATCTTCTCGCCTTGCCGTTAGCCCTGCTAATACTTTGCCCTTAGACTTATTCCAGCGTCTAAATTCGTCTGGTATATTCTGGTCCTCTACGCAGTTGTTCACCTTAATAAGTAGGGTAGACTTTATTAAGTTACCGATACCCACGTTATAAGTAAAAGAAGTAAGCGCGGCTAACTGGTGGGCTTTAAGTTTAACGTCTACCACTTCCAGTACCTGAGCTTCTACTTTCTTTACGAAGTTTAGTAATATTTCTTCGGCTCGTTTACGGTCTATTTTACAATCGCCCATTGCTACCCGGTCGCCATTCTCGTACATTGTATTCCCGTAACCAATAGTAGGAACTCCAGCAGGACATAAGTAAGGTTTAGGCATAAACCCTTCCCACTTCTTAATAAGCTTTACCGCTTCGTTTTTCTTCTTAGCCATTACTTTACCTTGCATTTGTTTTCGCGTATCTCTCCGCGCATTTCGGTTAACGCTTTGGTGTTTTCGCCTATGACTTCAGCAAACTTGTCCACGTGGTCGGTATTTGCCTTACTCCACTCGCTTCTTTCTTCGCGGTGGATATCGGTCAGCTTGTTTAGATAATAGATAAGCACTCCTAAAAATACCCCACTTATTCCGTACTGCGCGATGCTCTCAATTAAAATTTCCATATCAACTTATAAAACCAAACCACTTACCTACTCTTCTTAATAAACTTTCCTTTGCTACTTCTGGCTCTTCATTCCACTCTGGAGTATTCAATATAGCTATCATCTCAGCGTGTGAGTATGGGCCTTCCTTACTATCCATTTCTTGAATGAATTTAGGTGCTTCGCCTTCCCATTTGATGAATGTCTTATTTCCATCTAAACTTGTAACAATAGTATCTGCCGAAGTCTCGCAGACCTGACTCCAAGCTACTTTGAAAATTTCTTCAATATTGTATATAATATAAGTTCTACTTGCCATACCTTGACTTTGTCGCGTTAAAATTAGCTAATACGTCTGCATCTGTTATGGCCGTAGTATATTCATAGAACTCGCCTATTCCACCTTCGAGCCGCTGGTTCGAAAAGTTAGTTCTATCTGCGCCTATCACAAACTGCTCATAAGAAGGAAAGTCAAAGGTAGTTGTAGGCACTCCATTACTCCCAAAAGTCAATGAAGTTAGCTCAGAGCCATCGAGATATATCTTTGCTCTATCTGCGTTTGCTGAACCGCTACCGTCAAAAACCCAAGCAACATTATACCACTCGTTATCTGTAAAGCTATTGCCTGACTTAAACGCAAATTGGTTAGCCGTATCGTTTGCATTGTAAAAATAAATAGAGCCGTTAGCGTGAATCCATCCGCTGATAATTTTGCTGTCCGAGTTTCTTCTTCTGCCCCAAAGTCTGTTGTTGCTAAGTGCGGCATCTTCCATCCGAAACCACATTTGTACGGTAAATGCAGCGGCTTCAACTTGTTCTGAGACATTGCCGAATGTTACATAGTCATCCGTCCCGTCTAACACTATCTGCCCTCCGTCAGCAGAAGAATAAGTAGGGCCGTTAGTTAGAGTGCCGTTGTAGTTGCCTCTAAGGTCAGTCCAAGTCGTTCCGCTTCCGCCATAGCTTGCTGCGTTACTTGCATCTACATAGATAAGTAGCCCAGCTTGTAAGATGCCCGTAGGCGCTCCAGCTAATGGCTTATTGAAAAGAAAGGAGCTGCCGACACCTATCATATTAACTTAAAAATTCTGCGGCCTCTGTTGCACTTTGGAATATGGTCCAATTCTCAAGCTCTGGTAATATATCACCCTTCCATTCGAGGTTTCTGTATTCAACATACTCGTCCTCTCCAACTTGTTTAAAGGCAATAGTATTAACCTCGTAATGTGCAAGAGTAATATCATCGGGATTATACTCCGATTCAAGAAGAAAAGCCCAACTATGTAATTCTGAATTGAATGTCATGGGTTGTCTGCGTTTACTCCGAACGGTGCAACAAATCCCGACATCGTTAGGTCTTGTTCTCCTAATGCGTCTGCAATGTCTCCGCTTGTTGTACCTACTGCTTCGGTAATATTATAGATTGAATGTGGCGAAGTAATTACCGCTGAAGGGTCAGCACCTGAACCGCTATTGTATAGTGATAGCCACTCGCTCGCTGGTACTAAATTTTCGGTAAAAACATACTGCGTAGAAAATCCTTGCAATCCTAAATTTCCAGCAGATAAAGCCCCAATAGATACTTGAGTTGTAGTAAAAGTATATGAGTACTTGGCTTGTACAATGGTAGCAAATAAAGCCCCATTAATATACATATAAACGGTGTTTTGAGTAGGGCTATCTACGTTAATGGAAAAGCTATACATATTCCACGTTGTCCAATAAGACGAAGGAAAAGTAACCCCTGAGTGCGCTTGTTGCCCGTGCGAACCAATGGTAATTTGCCTATTGGAATTTAGCTTAAAATAGAATCTATGCCCAGTATCTCCACCGCCTTTAATAGCAAACGGGTACATAGTGGCTGACGTAGTTGGTTTAACCCATACGCTTGCGCTCCAAGCTGACGTTTGAAACGGATTGAATGCCGAAGTTGTCGCGCTTGGATTAACTGCTACGTCATTAACCCCATCTGTGTAAAGTGAATTACCCATCGCAAACGGTGAACCTCCACCACCTGAAGCCTGTCGCCTTGCCCTATTTAGTAGGGTGTTCATCACTGGTTATATATGATAACGCTACCGCTGCTCATTGTAATAGCCGTAATAGCTGACCCAGTAGGTACTACTATATAAGCCCCTGCCTTTAGGGTAGTTCCGTTTAGTCCGTAAGCCGCTAAGGAGTCAGTAGTACCCACCGTGAATAAGGTTAGTACAGTATCTTCTTGCGCTATAAAAGCGTAGCCCGTTAGTGAGGCGTGCGCTCCAGTTCCAGTTAGAACTTTAGAGCCTCTGGCCCCTATTATTTTTTGTCCGTCAGTCATTTTAAGTTGGTATTTGGCACTTGTTATAAGCGTAAGGTTGAGTAATGTTTAGTATCATAGAGTGGCCGCTTACCTTGTCGTCAAAACGCTCAGTAAACGGGTTAATGGTAACGCTTCTTTGAATGTCTACGTCTGTGTGAAGTTGGCGAAAGTAGGCAACAAAGTCAAGTAATATGCTTAGAGTATCGCTCAAAACTTCGTCTTCGTTTTCTTCACCGGGTAAAACGCGGTCCATACACAATATGCGTATATTATAAGTTAAAGTTCTATCGGAAAGGTTAACGCTATCTTCAATCGCCCAGAGTACCGCGTAGTCTAATTCTTTCGGGTTAATCTCCCAGACGTCCCCCTGCCCGTACTGCTTCACCTGAAGGTGGGCCGTGGCTTCGTCCTCGATTAGTTGGAATATTTCGTTTAGCGTGTACATACTTCTTTAACTTCTCTAAGTTTTTCTTATTAACGCCTTTGCTCATATTTATCCTCAAGTGAAGTTATCTTTTTTCTACGTCCCAAAAACATTCCCGTAGTGAAAGTGTCTGTTTCTGGCTGGATTGTGTCCAGTCCGCTACTTGGGTTCTGGTAGGCTATGTAGTTATTGGAGTTCTCAAGTAGAAACCTTACCAGCCTTTCTGTGTACCACTCCGCTTTATCTTTATACTTCTGTGAAATAAAGTTTATTTCGTCAAGTGAAGCGTTAGAACTGTTCTCGCTGCTTTGCTGGTGTAGTCCTTTGTTAAGGAACTTGTAGCTTATAGCGGTAGGTGCTTCGGCTTGCGTCCAATACAATAAAGCTGGTTGTATATAGTCCACCAATAAGGTAGTATTTGCAGCCGTTAGAGTTCCTGCGGTAATTTGAGTCTTTAGCTCGTCATACATTGTAGAACCTAACTTCGGTTGTATATGTATATCCTGACAAAGAATAACCACCGGGCGCAGATACTTAAAGTCTATATTTTCGTGTAGTAAAGTGTTATCCTTTAAGAACGATTCAGATATAAATAGAACGTTTGCCATTATCTTTTAACTGTTACAAGTACCCTTCTCCATTCGTGGCGGCAATGGTAATTTTTGCCCCAATATCCACCGCCTCTTTGCCATACGTTTATGCCTTCTTTCAAATCCATACCCATAATCTCGCGGAGGCTCCAAGTTTTAGAACCGCCTTCTGGTCCTGCCTTAGTTTTAGTTCCTACGTTTGCGTCACTTTCTGCGCCTGACTGGTCTAAACCTTCTACCCCTGCTGAAGCTCTTATAAGACGCTCACAAAATTCTCTCGTCCCGTTGCTTTCTGCGTCTCTTGGTAGTATAGATGGACCTGCTACCTCTGGACGCTTTGCGTAAACGTATCTAATTTTAAACTCCTCCTTAATTGGTGGTATTTCCTTAATTAAATCTTTGCCCTTTTTCGTAACCTCTACGACCCTTTGACTACTATCTACTACGTCTTTTATCAATATGTTTATTGCGTTGCTCTCGTTAAGCGTTTGAAGCCCTAACATTAGTCTTTCTAAGCTAATCTTTAGACTGTCAGCTATTGCAATAAATGGAGTAGACGGCTCCTTAACTAATATGTCCAGAATAGCCGTGTCGATAGGGTCTATATCTACGAACCAATACTTTCGCGCTAAGTCTTCGCTAAACTTTGCTTTTTCATAGTCAGCGTCAAAGTCGAACCGCTTAGACATTCCCTGCACATTGTACCCTGCCTCCGCTGAAGCAAGTAAATACTTTAAGTAGTCTTCTTCTCCGTCTTGAGAACTGCAACAAGTAGCCCGTAGTTCCTGCGCTACCGCCTCTGGTATAGTTTCGCCAGTAACCGTAGCCGTAGCCATTTCAGGACTAAAGCCGTATAGTTCAGTAAGTACAGAAATAGCCGAAGCCTCCGCCACCATACCTTGTTTAACGTTCTGAAGTAAGGTAATGATACCACTAACTCCACCAACAGACCCTTTAAGTGCCGCCTGCGCGTCCTTAGTTTTACTGTCCGTTCCTGCTTCTTCTTTCTTAACTACTTCCAGACCTATCTTTTCGCGTATCTCGTCAGGTGTCATAACGGATATAACCGTAGACTCTGAGAACTGAATACTAATTGGTTCGGTGTCTTTAATTACTAACCTACCTTCAAAGCCTTGCAAAGCTGCAAGCTCGTTAAATACCCTTTCGATAAACTGTTGACGGTTGTTTACGTAGGTGTTTTGAAATAACTCAAAGCTATCTACTAACTGGTTTCTACTTGTAAAAATTCCGTCTTCTTTAATACCAAATAGTGCAGGGTCCGTTACTTGGTGTCCTGCGTAAATTTCGCGCTGTACCGTTTTGTTAAGAATATCAAAGCGTTTATCAAAGTCGTTACCGTTAAGCTGCTGAATATCTACGCCTCTGTCCCTGCTGTCTGCAAAGTTTAGAATTACCGAGTTAGCGTTATCTGTCCCGGTGAACTTTTGCTTTATTTGTCGCTCAATTTCTTCTTGTTCTTCGGGCGTTGGTTCGCCATTGTAAAAGGAAACAATAGTACCGCCTACAAAGTTATTCTTCACACTATTTAAGTGAAAGTTTGCTATCTCTACGTCCAATTCAACATAAGCGGTAGAACCTAAATAGGTAGGTAGTGGGTAGTATTTGCAGTCTGGACTATAACCCTTTACATAAAGTAACTGTTTGCCTTCTGGCTCCTTCCAATTAAAGGCCTCTATCTTCTCTACTTCTGGGTTATGCTTAGACCAGTCTTCAGAATAGTAGTAGCAGGTGCCGTCTTCGTTGCTTCTATACCTTGCAAAGTCAGCATGATAGATAGCGGCTATCTTCTCGTTTAGTTGGTCGTAGACCACTTCTAACGCAAAGCCATTGTAAAGCTCATAATCTAACGCTACCTTTTCTAAGATGTCGTCTAACTTCTCGTACTGGTTAGGGTGTCTTACGAACTGCTCTAATTTACCGAGCTGAAAGGTGTTTAGCCCTTCACCGTCTACGGTCCACCCCTGACCTACTACGTAGTCCTTTTTAGAGTTTACAATAGCGTGATGTTTTGCGCTTCTTCTGTAAAGGTCAAGTAAGTACTCAGGGTAACGGTTTTTCCATTCGCCCTCAGTTCCGAACTGAATCCAGTCTTTGCCTCTTACTTCTTTAAAGTCTGGCACTTTCTGTGCGCCAAAGTTTACAATACTTAACTTATTCTCCATAGACTACGTAAGTTGAGTTACCACCTGAATAAGTGGTTACTGGTGTAGTGGTTCCCGTTACTTTAACTATTCCTTCTTCCAACATTAGTAGCCCGGTGGGGTCAACATTAGAGCTGGAAGTATTTGCGTAAATGTAGTACCTCCATTGCCCGTCATTTTCTAACTTCACTTCACCACTTGCAGGGGTCGCAGTTCCTGCCCCTACTTCTGTAATGGTAAATTTGTTAAAGCGGTTAGGGAAACTACTTGAGTCTTGAGCTATACAATATACTACTGCCTCTGTCGTATCGCTCCGAAACTCAAAAAGATAGTAGGCAGCCGTACCCCGTTCTGTTAAGGTTACCGCTACGGTATTCGCGCTATTTCGTAAGATGTTTATCACACCGATAAAACGCAAATCTCTACGTCTACGTTTGCCGTGTCTGCTTGTACAGATACCGTGTCAATATCTACAAAGGCAGAAAAAGAACCAGCGGAGCCGTCAACGTCCATTGAGCCACTTGTAAGAATAAATGAAGAGCCAGACAATACTTTAAAGTCTGCCGATTCTGCGCTATTCTTCTTAACTCTAACCCTCATAAAATTAGTGTCGTCTAAATTAGTGATACGGAAATATCTTACGTTAGCTCGTATATATTGTCCAGAAGCTACGGCAGTTCCGAAAGTGGCTATAGTCTGCTCTCCTGAACTAAGGGCGGTAGCTATTCGTCTATCGCTTTCGTTTACGTTTGCGATGGATAGCGTATTAGTTCCGCCTTGGTCTACCCCATTTAGGGTAATGCTTTCGGTTATGGTTACAGTCGCAGTAGCTGCGGTAATTGTTGAGGCCATTAGGTGTCTTTTTTATTAAATAGAAAAGCGGTGAAATTGTGCCAAAAAGAAAGGGCCACCCGTGGGCAGCCCTAACTATAACTATGAAGAAAGTCTTAGTTTGTAATGGTAGCCAACATTGCTTCGTAGCTGCCACTTGCAGGCTCAATCTTTAGCATAGGTGCAGCCTCCATTCCTGAGAATGTAAGCGTGTAACCTTGCAAATCACCGTACGCAGTACCCGTAGCTGAAGTGCCAGCCGATACCTCCAAGCCCGTAGACACTCCACACACAAAGAAATGCGGTGTTTCGTCATTAGTCTCTACGATAGCTACAAGTCTATTTTGAGCAAGTAGCTTAATCTCGTTTCGTTTAGCGGTAGCCAACTTAGAAAGAACTACGGTTACTTCTGGGGTATAATACACAGAGCCATTAGTAGAAGCGTTAATAGTTTCAGTAAGTGCCGAAGTCTCTTTTAGCTGCTCGTATTTGTAGAACTTTGCAGAAGCACTACCAAAAGCGGTAATATCTCCAGCGGCTACGGTAGGAGCGAGTCCTTCGTAATCTGAAAGGGTAGCCAGTCTAACGGACTTAATACCACCGATAGCGTCTTTACAGTCAAGTGTAAAATTTTGTGTTAATGCACAACTCATTTATTCTTTTTTAGGTGGTGAAGGGGCAGCCGTTAAGCCGCCCCGTTTAAATCAATTAAATAGCTACTTTACCTACTTGGTCAGGATATGCAAACTGCGTACCCATAGTAAACTCCATCGCTACTTTATACTTTCGGTCATCTTGAGAGTACCAAGTTTCCAAAGAAGTAGAATCTGCGTCTAAATCAATTCCTAAGAAAGCGTTAGACATAGACATACCGTAAGCTGCGTTGAAAGTCTCAAGTCCTCCTACTCCTACTATCTCAACGTTAGTGCCGGGAAAGATAAGTCTTAGTGGGTCAAAATCGCTTGTATAATTGTTAAGCTGACCTCCAGCAGAAGAAAGCCCGTTACCGTTCATCAAAGCGGCTGCAAGTGTTCTGAATTTGTCAGTACCTAAGAAAATTTTGAAGTCTCCTTGTGCTACTGCTGCGCTCGGTGTTTCTACGTAAATCCTTTCGATAGCTTCCAAGATATTAGCCACACTCAAACCACCAGTTAAAGCGGTAGGAAAAGAAGTAGTTACTGCGTTACAATCTGTAAAAGAGCCAGTAGGAATAAGAAGGCCGTCAAACATTCCCAAGTTACCTACTCCAGTAGCAGCGTTACCGCCCCAGATTACTTTTTCTATTTCGTCCTGTACCTTTTCTACAAGGTAGTTAGCAAACTGCTCTTCGAATGGTAGAGCCTCTTGGTGTGTACCTGAAGGCATTTGAGTTCTCCAGTAGTAAGCGTTCAAGTCCTTTGGGCAGAACTCCATATTAATTTTAACCTGCTTTGCGTCAATTTCGCGCTGCGTTAGGTCAATGTTGCCGCTTGCGTTCCAAGCGCAACCGCTACCGTCCTGCATAACTACGTCGCTATCCATTAGGTTAATCTTTGTCTTTCCTTTCACTCCGAGTTGAGGAGTCAACATAGAAGCAGTACGTCCACCGATGAGAGCCTTTGTTTGCATCGGAAAAGATTGTTCGGAAATATAGGCGGTAAGCCCAGTTAAATCTAAAGCCATTTTGTAAAAAGTTTATTAAGGTTTGTTATTTAGTTTGTTCTTTCATTACTACGCTAATCTTAGCGGCTAAGTCCGTATAGTCTACGCCCTTGTTGAATGGGTTAGCTACTTTCTTTGTTGGTAGCTCCTTTGGGGTTGCTGCCATTTTCTCCATAATGTCAGTTACTAAGCTAACTGCCTCTGTAACTTCATCTACTTTCTTAGCAGAAGCAAAGGCCGCTGCATCTATCTCTGATTTGATAAGGTTAGAAACTGCGCCTAAGATGTCTTCTTTAAATGCGTCAGCGTCAAAGGCTGGCACTTCTGCCATTTCCTCTTCTACTTCTTCTGGTGCTTCTTCAGGCTCCATAACCTCTACAACTACACCGCCTTCTGTTCGGATAATTACACCGCTTTCTAATTCGTGCGCTGCGTCTGGTGCTGGTACGGTTTCCCCGTCTTCGCCAATAACTACAACAGTAGCCCCAACTTCTACGGCTGGTTCTATTCTTATGATACTACCGTCCTGTAATTTAGCGTCCTCAAACGCTTCTACTACTTCGGGTGTTTCGTTCTCAGAAAAGAGAAGTTTTTTAATCTCAGGGAGTTTAGCCCCTACCAATTCGGAAATGTTCATAGATAAAGTCTTTAGCCTTAAATAGACTAATAACCTATCTGTGCCACTTAACCCTTTAAGCTCGTTGTTATCTCTTCGATAATTTCGCGGTCTATTGTAAGTTCCCGGTCTTCGCTGAACAAGCCTTCTATACTGAACCCGTTGAAAACGCCTTGCTTTATTTCATTCCAGACGTCATCATTTTCGACCCTGAAAGAACCGAACCAACTACCCTCTGGAAGCTCAGAAAAGCCTTTAGGTGTTGGCTTGCTTTCGTCTATTATAAAGCTCTCAAACATAAATACCCCATCTAAGGCCGTTTCGTGCATTTCATTAACCGAGTTAGTCCGCCCTTCTTTCATATACTTATAGACTATCTTTCTAATAGTGTCGGAGTCAAAAACTACATAGTACTCCTTTTCGTCTTCGTCCCTTCGGTAGATAGGTAAACCAGCTACCATAAGCGGACCACTTACTACCCTCTTTTCTTCGTTCGTTACTTCAAAGCGGTAAGCCTTATTTTTCTTAAAAGCCATCCATTCGCGCTCTATAGCAGGCGAATCTACTAAGGCGATTTCGGACACTCCAGCGTCTTCGTTATCATCAATAGTTAAATATATTACTGGTAGTTTCTTATCCATCTATTCCGAAGGTTACTTGGTTTTCTATTTGTGATATGTTTTGCTGATTGCCCGTCATTTCCGTTTCTACTACGAAGGCTTGAATCGGGGCTAATTGTGCGCCCTGCGCTCCTGCCAGTTCCGAAGTGTTGGTAGTTACGGGGTCTATACTTGGCGGTGCGCTTGCTGGTATATTTGCAGAAGCTCCAGAGATTGCACCTCCAGCAGAAGGACCGGGGACGCTGGCCATAATAGTACCTACTTGCGCTAAAGCCCCTAACACCGTTGCTATTTGTGTTGCAATAAATACGGGGGTTGTAGCTACTGCCGCTATACCAGTCCCAGCAGCTGAAGCGGTAGCCCCTGCGATAGCTGCCGAAATACTTGTAGCGGTATCAATAGCTATTTGCGCGATAGCCATAGTCTTTTGAAGTGCTACGGATTCGGCAGACTGCTTACCCATTAGCCCTGCTAACTGTCCGAGGCTCCCAACTATTGAGGAGGCCGCGCTTAGTCCAGCTTGTCGGTATTCTTGTTTGGCTTCTTCGGTTTCTTTAACGTCTTTTTCGGTTTGGTCTTCTATTGCCTTTTTCTTGGCCGCTGCTTCTGCGAGTATTGCTACTTCTTTATTTAGCCCTTCTTCTTGTATTTGGGCTACTTCAGCTTGGTGTAATTGTTTAAGATTATTTCTTAGTTCGTTTTCTGCTTGCGTGTGTCCTTCTATTTCTGCAAGCTTTGCCGCAAGGTTAGCGTCTGCCTCTAATACTCTTCTAACTTCTTCGTTTCTAATAATAGCTATTTTAGAGTCTGCTAACTCCTGCTCTATAGTCTTTATCTTTTCCGCTTTTATTTTAGCGGCTTCTTCTGCTGCCTTTGCCTCTTCTATTGCTGCCGCTTTTGCTGCCTGAGATAATGCAATTTCTTGCATCTTAATAGTGTTCAGCTTGTTCTGAATAGTCGTCTGGAGTTCCATAGACTCCATTCTAATATTAGCTAAAGTTATTTCTGCATCTGCTAACTTTTGCAAGTCTTCTTCTGTTGACTCACCAAGTTCGTTCTGTGCTTCTATTATTCGTTTTTGTTCTTCTGCGTTTGCAAGTCTTTTTTGTAATAGTTCGTCTTCAAGGCCTGCTGCTTTTTCTGCTGCTTTTATTCGGTCTTCAAATGATTTAGTAACGTCTTCGGCTAACTTGTTAAGCTCCTTAATATCTGCCCTTCTCTGTGCAGTCTCTACGTTTAGTTCCCTTTGGCTTACTTTGAGGTTATTAAATGCGTTAGTTAGTTCGGTAGCTGCCGATACGTCTTTCCTTATTTCGTCACCTATACCAAGAAAAGCCCCACCTATTTCTTTTGCTCCAGCTAAAAACTCACCATTAAATAACTTACTAAAGCCCCCTACAATATCAATAACTCTATCTGTAAGGACTGCAAAAGTAGCACCAAGCGCAGACATAATAACCCTTAACTTTTGCGCACCTCGTTCTGTATTTGCAAAGTAAGTAGCTAAAGCCCCAGCCGCTAAAACTAAGGCGCCTATACCCGTTGCAGCGATAGCCATTTTTACCGTCTTTAACGAAGCTACAAACTTCATAACTCCAGCCCTTAAAGCCATCATAGCTGTAGCCGCTGCACCAATAGGACCGGGCATTGTCTGTGCCATAATTCCAGCAGACTTGAAGCCGCTTGTTACTTCTTTCCCTGCCTTCTTACCTTCGTCTGCTATTCCTTCAAGCTTTTCTTCTATCTTACCTAATCTGGCTTCGAGGTCGCCTACTTGTACCTCTATATCTATTGCTACTGTATTGTCAGCCATTACGGTAGGTCTGTAATACGGTAAAGAACGTCAACTACTATATCTGAGTTTCCAGCAGTTGGATTCCCTGTTAACACGAAAGCCTGTAAAGCATCTCCTGTTACAATGTTTGTGGTCTGTCCAACTATACGAAAATTTCCTAAAGTGTCGGTCGTTTCGTCTATTGAAAAAGTAGACTGATATACTAAAGCTCCAGAACTTGCGGCTTTAAGTACCATAACCGTATTGGTAGCATAGGTAGAAGTATTGTACTTTAAATGAGCTGAAGCACTTACTACCTGAATCTCTTTACCAGTTATTCCAG